TCTATCAAAAGTGCTAAGAGGCAATTCTGACAACTTGGATGGAACGTCACTATCTGGATTTCTATCAATATAAATTACCTGATATCTTATTCGTCGATTATATAATTTATTATCAGAAAATATAGTATTGTCTGAGTCTCTTCGATAGATAATACATGGATAGTTGATAATTATTGTCGGGGGTGGTTGAAAATATACATTGTTACTCCCTAATACATTTTTTAAAATGCTATGGAGTTCTAGGCGTTGGCCCATTGTATACACTCCCTAAGTTTAAAATTAGGCGGGGACTTTGAACCTCAACGTTTGTTACAGTCCATAAAGTCCCCGCCCAACGAATATACCTAATGCTAAAGAAATGTTCAATGGCATACTGATCGGCTACAATGCTGATTGAATTTGTAATAGTAATATTATCATTCAGATTTTCGCCTCTATCTAACCGTCTCGAATTTCGGACGACATCACCAAAATATGAATACTCGACGATATTGTCTATCCAAATGCCAGAGTCGGCAGGATTTTCTACAGTGTCGGCATATCCAACTTCTCCGTAAAAACGTGCCATTAGAACTCCTATTTATCAGGCCAACGGACGAGTGAATGTCCAGAAGTCCTCTGCGTAAGTATTGAAGTCGTAGCTCGAGCTTGTCGGAACGGCATGGACATAAAGTGTTGCGCCAGCGGCAAGAGCAGACTGAGCTCCGGTAATAGTTGAGCCGTCGGTCACGACACCAGTGACGGAGTCATAGGTTGCAGCCTTATACGTGACGCCAGTCACTGTCGGAATTGTCACAACCCAGGTGCTCTTGTTAAAGGTCGGAGCTGTCGGGGTAACAAGCGTCACCGAAGCAGCAATCTTCTTAATGACCATAGCGGACTTCAGCTTGACAAGAGCGCCACACATACGAGTCTCAATCAGGTACTTGTTCTGGTTGTAGTCAATGTCGAACTGATCGAACATCGAAACCTGACCGCCAGCGGTCGCACCCATGACGTAGTCAACCGGATTCACGATAATGCCGACAATTGTCGGATCATCCTCGAGCGGCTCAACACCAATGATATTGGCAACGCGAAGTTCAGCAGCAAGCTGATTGATGTCGGTGTAAATGCGACGACCAGTGGTGTCCTTGAGGAGGAGGAACTTCGAAATATAAGTCTCGGTGGTGTAGAGGTTCGGCAGACCGGTGCCGCGATAGAACTTACGGTTCAGCACAATCGCGTCAATAACTTCCTGCATCGAGGAGGAGGCATCATCGATGTTGACGTTGATAGTCGTGGTGAAAAGCTCGCTGTCCTTGGCAATCGGACGGATGTTGGTCTCACTGATCTTGTCGGTGTCAGACACGTCACGGCCGTCACCAATCAGGGCAGCGCGAGCGATTTCTTCATCGAGCATGATTCGCATCTCGGCCTTCAGCCAGGCAACCACATCCAAGTCGGTGATGTCCACCATGTCGTCACGATCGAGCTTCTGCTTCTTATAGATAGTAGTGGGCGTCGTCACTCGCTTGCCGACCGAGAAGAACTCTTCCTTCTTGAAAGTGCCCTTCACATAACCCTTCGCGCGAGCCTGCTCATATGTCAGATCAGCCGAAAGTGTCTTGATGCGGCTGAACGGCGACTTTGTAGTGGCGTTCAGGAACGTGTTCACCCACTCGGTGCGACGCTTGTACAGCTCGGGCTGAGCTAGAACATTCTGCGCATCAGGGAAGAGCAGATCGATATTCGTGATACCGTGAACTAACGCATAACTGTTAACGGCCTCTGCAAAGGAACCGCACTTCTTTGCGTCGGCAATGATTGCCTCCACGTCCGAGTGACTGAGTGTGGTGGGAGCGGTCTGGCTCTGATCGAAGACATTGTGGGACATTGCAATTCCTTCCTTAATTTCTTTAAGAGTGTTTGTTAATTCGGTTGTGTCAAAGGCACTCTGTGCCATCGCGCTATTATCTGTAGCGTCTTCTAACGCTGTTGCAATCATATAAGCAACGACATCCTGCTGAACGGGTGTCATCGAATCATAAATTTCCTGAACGGTCATATCGGCAGTTGCCGTATCCGCTGTATCAGTCATGGTATCGCCTTTTGTAGTAGAATCGGAGTGTTGGAGTTCTAACTCAAGACCTGTATAAATAATCGCTTCGTCGTCAATTGTTGTCATTCCATCATCGTGACGAATGTTGATTGTGTCGATTAACGCGCCAGGATTTGCGCCAGAAAGGACAAGACTTACCTCACGAATCATACCATGAAGAACTCGTCCGCCCCGCTCAATGAGCTGATTTGCCCAAATTGATAGGGCATTAATGTCTTTGTGTTTCACAAGCCCTTTGGCATGTTCTGCCGCAGCTGTGTCATTAAAATAACCATAGGCATAGACACCATCTGCACGATTCTCGAGAATCGCGTGCCCAAGAACATTCTCTGGGGTATTGTGTCCATGCTGCCAAACTAACGGAACACTAATCTTATCCTGATGTTTAAATGCATCAGGCATGATTGTGCGGCCGTCAGTACACTTTAAGCCAGCTTTTGTTGCATAGCCGCTAAAATCTGCTTCCATTTTGACTGTTCCTTTCTTTCGTTACGGTGTTGGCAAAGATGGATCTGTTGGACTATTAGGATCGGTTTGTGGCATATTGCTATTAAGAAGTTGATCAGCTTTAGGATCTTTATGTGGCATAAACCCGATAAAGCTTCGAATCTCATTACTCGTGAGTATTTCATTTCGAGAGAACTTATCGGCAATCTCTGCTATGTCCGAAATTGGAACGAGTTTAAATGGATCTCTAAAGTATTTAATTCTTTCTTTACCCTTGAACTTACCAAGTCCAAGGAATGCTCGCTGCTCAGCCTCGACAATTGCATCTAGAATCGGTTCAATTGTACGATTGAAGTAGGTGATCATTGCCTTTTCATCTGCTGTGCCATTCATCACTTCTGGAGTTAGACCTAGTTGACTAAAGAGTTGATTGGTTAAATACTCAATTTGTTTCAGAAGATTGTTTTCGGCAGGACGGTTCAGCTGAGTGATCTTTTCGGTACCATCTGTGTAGGCAATGCCATATTGGCTGCCCCTAAGTTGAAACTCTATGTCTTGACGTCGCTTTTCTGCTTGTGCCTGACGAGCTTCAGATTTTATTACATAAGGTAACTGAATGATTAGGTCAAGTTTACCAGAACCAGTAGCCTCATCAACCGAATCAAGAAGGGCTAGTTTTCGAATGAGTCTTTGTAACGTAGAGTTTGGCTCGTTCATTACCGAATACAATGGATTTTCAACAATCGCAACGTATTTCTTATCTAAAACTAATTCTTGACGAAGGCCAGTTCTTTCGTTGTATACACTAACTTTTACATGTCGTGGATACCAAGCCGTAACATAACCGACTCTTAACTGTGAGATGTCAAAGTTAGACTCAAACCGAGGGTCTCCATTGGTTTCAACTGGAACTATTGCGGCAACACCTTTATCAAAAAGCGTTAATGCAATATCTTGACGAAATGCTCTAGGGCTTTGATCGATGTTTGGTTCAAAAACAAAACAATCATTAAGACTGCTGTTTGCATCCGTGAAATATCGCCCTTCTTCGTCTAATTTTACATGACGAATATTGATTCCAGCAACATCAATACTAATTCGAGTATAGATCGAAGAGATGAGCGAACGATCGTTATAAATCATTAAACGAGATTTATCAGGGCGAATACTAGAACTCGGACCAATAACGGTCGCCTGTTCAGGACGCAGTTCCTCGTAGGCTACGAACGCATTAAATGCTTTTCGAACACGTGAAATGATCGGCAACCTATTACCTCCTTTCTATTTCTAGTAATTATGTTGAAGTTGCGGAATTACATCGAACCTAACTGGTGCAGAATTGTGCCATCAAACCAGTACCCGACGATACCGTTCTGGGCAACCGTATGCTTTCCTGCGCCAGGAGCTGCGCCACCAAGATAGATAGTTCTTGCAGTTCCGCCACTGAACGCCAACGTATGAACAACGGTGTTGCCATTTGTAGCAGCGTACTTAACCATAACATAACTGTTCGCAGGAGGCTCAACGGACGTTGTTGTCTTTGCGGTTGCAGTAGCAGCATCGGTTGTTGTGACAGAATATGTTGCGGCAAGAATGATCGGCTGACCCTTGCTGTCAAAGAAAGCATGCTCTTCGAGAATCTGGTTCTGGTTAATTGACGGCTGACTAACAAGAACAGCCTGTACATTGGCTTTATGAACACTCATGATTTTTCCTTTCGTAAGGATTGTATTTTGTTAAACTATTCGAATGCATCTTTGTGCGATTTATATGCAACATAAGCATCCATTAATGCAGAAACGTTATCAATCTTTTCATCTTTTCGTTTCTTAAAGAGTTTTCTATTTCCATTTGTATCTTCTAAGGTAACTGCATTACCCATTGCAAAGCTCATTAGATCTTGATCAAATATCAACATTCTCTGCTCACTCAGAATCTTTAATTCTCCAAGAGGAACTGATTCTGTTTTTGCACCTTGAATGACTTTTTCAATACCATAAGGACCATTTTCTGTTTCCCAACGAGAAACAAACTCTTTGGCGTTATATGGGTCAAAGCCGAAGGTTCGCACATCATACTCTGACCTTTGAATAAATGTGTCAAGATCATCATAGATTTCCATCATGTCTAAAACAGTTCCCTCTAGTACATGAAGGCTATCTTCCGCAATAAAGCTTTCGTATTTCATTCTCATGGCTGCAGGAAGCTGCATCAGTGTTAAAGATGAAATATAACTTCTTGTCTTTATACCGAATGATCCATTTGACAGAGGAAACAAAAATGTAAACGCACAGAAGTCATCGCCCTGAGAAAGGTCGGCCCCCAACGAACATGGCATTCCCCAAAATTCTCTTGGCCTGTGCGGGATGGTCTCCTCATATGTAAAGAAGTAAGTATACCCCTCCATGGGAATACCAAACCGTTTTGCCAAAATATCATTTCGAGAAGCAGGCGCTTTTTCTGCCCTTTCAACATCCAAATGATAGACATCATATGTGACTGTCTGTCCAAGATTTGGGTTCGCTTTCAGCCATGTTCCTGGGTCTGCTACTTCTTCGACATCATCTAATTTATAATGCCAAATCGAAATATGCGGTGCCTGATAGTCGCCTCTCAAAATTGACGCTAACTCCATTTTAATAGTATCTCCAGAACCGTTTCGAACAGTTCCCTCTGAACTGATGGCAAGAATTAAGTAGTCGTCAAGTTTTGATGCGCCTTGTTCAATGGCACCCACGACATCTTCTCGAATATC